TATTTTAATGACTATAATAATTTAAAACCATCCTCCAACTATAAATTAATTTTAATTTATTTTTAAAAGCCTATAATTACTATACTGTACATTATAATTTTTATTAATGTTATACTCAAAATAATACTAATGACTATCTTATTTTTAATGTTATATAAACCACAAAAAATCCAACCAAAATTATTATTTTAATCAAAATATACATAAAAATTAGGGGCGGGAACCCAACCAATAGACTAAATGTAATTAAATGTATAAATTATATTAATATTTAAACACACTAAATTAATAGTGTTATATTTTATTTAATCCTGCCCACATATATTTTAATCCTGCTTAAATACTAATTTAATACTGTTATATTTTAATTTAATCCAGCTTAAATATTAAACCCTACGAGTTAATTTTATTTTAATCATGTATAAATCTTAATTTAATCCTGCCAACACATATTTTAATCCTGCCAAAATCTTATTTAATCCAGCTTAAATACTAATTTAATTCTGCATCAGTTTATTTTAATCCTGTCTCACTTTAATTTAATCCTGTATAAATATTAAACCAATACTGTTATTTTATTTTTAATCCTGCTTAAAATTTATTTTAATCCTGATATAAATATTTTAATCCTGTACAGCCTCTAATTTAATCATGTCTCACTTTAATTTAATCCTGCTTAAATCTATTTTAATCCTGCCCATCATTTAAACCAATACTGTTATTAGAATTTTAATCCTGATATAATCTAATTTAATCCTGCCAACACATATTTTAATCCTGCCAACACATATTTTAATCCTGTTCAATACTTAAACCCAATAAGCTAATTTTATTTTAATCCTGCCCAACACTTAATTTAATACTGATATAAATATTTTAATCCTGCCCAACACCTAATTTAACTCTGCTTATCCTAAAATAAAAAATCACCACCCTCAACAGGTGGTGATTAAAAGGAGATTATGTATATTTAAGCAGGTAAACATGAATAAAAACCCTGCATAAACACCTAATTTAATTGTCTCATTCTATATAACTCTTTGTATATTTTAAACTAATCCAGCCGGCACAGCTATATAACTTGCCCCAACAACCAGTTACATTGATAATTCTATAAACACCATGGTCTCTAATCTGACCAACAACTGGATATACTGTTCCAGGACCTGATCTTATATTTAATACATCAGCTGTAACTTTAACTTTCATGATATAGTCTTTTTTATTGGCACCCACATAAACACCAGAAGAATTATTATTATTTTGACTTGCAATAGCCTCTTCTTTATTAGACCAATTATTTTTATTTTCAGGAACCTCAACAGAAGAACCAACATAAGAAGCTAATTTATAATTTAATTTAGCCTTCTCTTCTTCAGTAGGATAAGTTCCATCACCATTTGTTAATAATACAACAGTATGACCCTTAGTTTTAGTAACTAAGATGTCTCCACGTTTAGCCTGGTCTGGAAGATAATGTTCTATCTTAATAAACAAACCAGTAGCCATAATAGCATCAACTTCAGTACCAGTGTAGAAATCTGCAACATCAATGTCAGCGTATTTGAGACACACACGAACTAATCGAGCACAATCAGTCTCACAAGGGGTATTTAATTTAGAAATATCAAAATTAAGATACTTCACTGTATTATATAGAGTTTGATTTTGGTTCTGATCATATCCAACATTATTGTTAGCACAAGCCCACTCCATGTTTTGAGCAATCATTTCAGCTCGAACAGGGTCAATACAACGTAAACCAATCCAGCCCTTCTTATGAGTATAGTATTGCTGGAATGACACTTCATTTCCAGTCTGGTCTCCAGCTTTTCCACCATATGCACGCCCATTTTCATCAATACGAGCAGAGCCTATTAAAATGTAACCTAATTTATTCATAAACACATAACCTCCATGTATAAGATGACCTCGTCAGCGAGTTATATTATAACAGAATTTTTTAATTTTGTCAAGGATATTGACTATAAAATTGAGGATTTTTTATTTGTAACTCCCAAATTTATAGCTTAATATAGTTATTAATTAAATATGAAGTATTCATAAGAATAACTTCACCATTAGGAACCTCCCTGTAATAAACATAATCACCATCTATGCTTAATACTTCAATTTTATGGCTCCCATTCTTTAATTTATAGTTACCAAACATAGTCATATCAGCCTCCTATTATTTATATTGTATTTTAAAGTCAACCTTATGTATACCATAATTATTTAATAGGTATTGTTTTTCATCAGCAGTTAAACCATATTGTTCACATAATCCATCAAAGGTATATTTTTTGGTTTTATCAAAATATAATGTTCCATCAATCATAGTTTTAAGCATCCTTTTAATTATAAAGAACTCAATTAAAGGATTAAATATATAACTTATTGCGTTATTGACCTCATTTATGTTTTCACATTCTACATAAAAGCCAGACCAAAATGTACCTCTAACATCATAGGTACTATTAGGTTCAATTATTAATAAACTTTTAGGTATATGTGTTGCATATGAATCATTCAGCCTACTTCTTAAACACAATCTGTATCTATTATATATTAATAGGCTCTTTCCAGACACATTTGGATTATACTCAACACCCTTAAGCTTATTTAATATACTAACTTCTATATCTAATGAGTGTTCTTTATTATATTGAAGCTTATGTATATTTTTATTTTTATCTATAATAATCATAGGCTTATTTTTAATTTTATTCTTGCCTATTATTCCGTAACAAACACCCATAGGACAGTTAATTCTATTATTAAATGCATGCAATACATTCTTATAGAGTTTAAAATTAATAAGTCTATCTTCAAGACCATCAATATTAGAGGTTCAGCTGTCAGGAGTAATCATAATAGTATGTTCAGAACTCACTGCATCTCCCATAGTTAAGAAATTAAAATATGTTCTGGCTAAATAAGGAGGATTACCAATAGTAACATCAAACTTCATAAATAAAAACCCTCACAAACAAAAACCCCAGCCAGCCACAAAGGACCAGCTGGGTAAAAACAAAATAAAAAAGAAAGGAGAACAACAAAAGCTACTATTACAAATCTACAGCTACTATTACAAAGCTACATCTACACATTAAAGACTAAAATCTACAGAAAATCTTTAATTTTACTTATTTATTTTACACCTACTATACACTTCTATGATTGATTCCTGGTCTATTTTATTTTTATATCTGATACCAATTCTAATCAATTAAACAACCTGGTAACCATATGTTACATAGAGGGTATCATTAGCTCCCTTTTCAATAGGGGTAGCTAAGGCACTTAAACTACATAGCTGGCAGCAATCATTTTCTGTACTATACATCACACCAGGATGTGTATATACCTGCTGACTACTCTGTGTACTATTAGAGTAATAATAAGTATATTTTAAATAATTATAAAATATATTAGTCTCAGTTAAGTTAAATTCATAGTTATTATCAAACACAAAGTATGTATTTATATTGTCAACCCAACAAACACAAGTATTCCTTGAAGTTATAGGATATATTGTGTTTTTAACATCAACCTTTCCATCCACAAGAGCCTTTCCTACTAATATGCCCTTATAATTATAATTGTTCACTTCCCTACCCTCTAAGAGTATCTGATTAGGACCCATAGACTTAATAAAGTACTTCTTTTCATCAATAGTAAAAGGTAAATTTAATGAGCTATAATCTGTATATCTAGCCTCAACACTGGAGAAATAAGCATTACCATTTTTAGTAAGCTTTCCAAGTAAATTTTGACCATCATAACTACTTGAGTAATTTCCAGATACATAGAGCACTTCATTAGTATAGTCATAATAAAATGAACATCTATCATAATTTCCGTCTATACCATTAAAACCAGTAACATAAGACATAGAAGGTAAGCTATAAACATTAACATAGGCATAATGATTATATAAGCAATACAAATAATTATCTATGACTATATAATCCATCAGATAATTTTCAGGCATCTCTTTATATCCAGTAGGAGAATCTTCAACAACACCAGTACTCAAATTTAATTTATGTGTATTTGATGTTCCATCACCACCATTATAGTATACTTCATAATCACCAGTCACACCAGGTATTCCAGGAGGTGTAAATTTAGAACTAGGTGTAAAGGTTCCACCCTGAACATACTTAAAATTGTCAAGATTACGAACAACCCTTAAACCACTATACATACTCTCTATAGAACCCATACTCATTCCTATATGAGTAATAGTGCCAGTCGCTACACCCTCAGGATACTGCCACTGGTTACAAATTATATCTTGGGCTACTTTAGATGCTGCATTCTGGTTCACTATACGCTTACCTGTATAACCAGAAGCCACATCGCTATTATAGGCTTCACCTACTATGACAGCATTATTTAAACTAAAATCAGTATTAAAAGCCTTACTTACATTACCAGGAACACCAACAATACCATCATTATTTATAAGAATGTTTGTTAATCCATTAGGAGCCACCTGGAATGCATTAGAGCTATCACCAGAAGCAACAGCATTATCTATAACAAACTTGTTACCAGCTGTAAACCCATGACCCATAAAATAAGGCCCAACACCCTTAGCAAGTATAGCTTCTTTAAATGCAGGATTAATTGCATTATAATAACGCTTTCTTATAGTCCTATCTTTATTTTCAAGGACTATATCTATAAACCCTTTAATACCAAATGATAAATTTCCAGCTCCTTCAAGCTCTTTTCTGCTCATTTATTCAACCTCCTAGCTTATTCTTTATTTATATTTATAACATCTAATACATTTAAGACTTCTTGAGGCACCTCCCTGATTACTCTTCTCTGAGTAACATTAGTATTAATGTAATCATTTAAACCAACCTCTTCTATATGAGACTCTACATAATTAGTAGGTCTATCAACTGAAGTATTAACAACATCATTAATATTAATATCTTCTACAGGTGTCTCTCTATAGGTTTTAGGACCAACCTGTTCTACAGCAAGTTTATCTTTAATCTCAAATTGTTCATTCTCAGATTCATTGTACTCTCTTCTAACAATAAGATTAGTATTAAACAAATCTCTAACATCAACCTGTTCATTATGTGTCTCATTATAAGTTCTTCTGCTTATATTTTCTACACTAAGTGTATCTCTTATATTGACTTGTTCGTTTATATGTTCATCAAATACACCAGCTGAACGTATATAAACACCAACAACATCCTTAAGTCTACATTTTTCATATCTGCTTATTGGTTTCAATCCTTTGTATGGAATTATAGTTTTAGTTTTAATCTTCAAACCAATAGGCATCATCATATAACCAGTTGACTTAAATGACAAGTATGATTTTTTAAAGTCAGTTTTACTTTTAAGATAAGGCATCTTTAAACTTAAGAAGTTCTTGCCTGGCTTCAAATGTACTATTTGAGGGGCACAACTATTATACTGTATTTGAACATATTGATCTGTAGAGCTATAAACCTCACCAACAATCTCACTTCCAGGATCCACATAAGCTTCAGACCTATCTAAGGAAGATGTACTATTATTTATACTTGTTATATATCCATCGGTATAGTTAAATTTAGTTAATGAAGGGTATTCACTTTCATTTAAGAACCCATGTAAACCAATCAAGAAATTATTATTTATAGTCTCTGATACACTATAAACTATATAAAATAAGAAGGTATCAGTAGGTAAACTAGGAGGAATGGAGCCACCACTATGATAATCCACATGTAGTATTTGAGCCTCACTATTATACTCCCAGCTATCAATTATAAAATAATTTTCACCACGAGGAACACTCAAGATAGTAAACTCATCTCTACTGCAATTCTTAAAACTAAAACTAATATCCAAGCTATAATTTGTATTAGGAAGCACACTACCCTTAAACAACTCAGAAACACCAAGGATTTCAACATCCCCAAATGTATTTAGTTTATGTTTTTCTATGCTTATTCCAACATAATTATAGTCATTATTTTCAGAGTATGAAGGATTAGGATTTATATAAACATCTCCACCAACACCAGATGATTCACTATTAGGAGGCGATTCAATACCAGAGGGAACATAGGCTCCACTAGGACTATGTGTCTCACTACTATTACTAGCAGCTCCTTGTGAAGACGATTTATTTATAATGTCTATTATTAATTCATTATACTGATGGTCTATATCACTTTGTGTCATAGGCCCATCATATTCCTTGACATATTTTAAACTAATCTTCCCATTATGATTAGAGGTTGGATAAACACCAAATAAACCATACTCACCTCCACCAACATCAGCCCACTTCAATATAAAACTACTGGCGTCAGCACTATAGTCGGAGTACATAACATCAATATATTTAGTATCTAAATTAACTCTATCTGCCACACTAAATTTTAAATAAAATATAATTGCATCTTCATTAAACTCTATTGAGGGGTCACCATTAAATGTTACTTCCACAAGGGTACCAGAGCCCACACTACTTGGATATTCAACAATTATGTCATTAAATGGGTCAACAGGAATAACATCCACAAAACTAATTGCATTATTAGAAACAAACATAGAATTATGTATATTAAGGACGACTTTAAACCCATTCCAAGGAAGATTCACATTATTTATACTAACAGGCAAGTAAATAAACCCATCAGCTGGAGGCACATAAATATCTGCTGATCCAGCCGATATACCGATTAGGGGCTCCCCACCAATAGCCCATGGTACACCCAAAGTATAATCAGTTGTGACTATACTCTCATTTTCATCTGATTGTTTTAATTGAGCTCCAGCCAACATTCCACAAAGGAAATTATACCACTGGTTTTCAGTAAGATTAAGAGCCATCACACCAACTCCTCAATAGAATTTAATCTAAAATATATAATAACACAGAAAGTTAATTTAGTCAAGTATGAATAATAAATATATAAAACACTCAGACTTTATATCATCCAAGTGTCTATATACTATACAATTATAAGATTGTTTTTAGGTCAATCTTCTTCAACAAATTGTTCATCATCCTCATCCTTAAACACCTTCCCAGTATTAGATGAATAATTATCCCAGAAGTGTTCCCCACCAGTTACTAATGTTCCATACACAAACCATTTGTAATCATCAAAGCTTCCAACTTTCATAATGCTCCTCTATTACTATTAAAAATTTTAATTTTATTATTTATTTTAATAATTTAATAATAACCCAAACAAACCCAACCATCCAAATTTATCTTAAAAAGTTTGTTAATTTTTTCACTATTACTGATCAGAAAAGGATACTAAAATTTAGGACCACTGAACACCACAAAATTTTAATGACTATAGGTATATTTTATTTGACCTCCAACTAATCATTAAAATTTTTATTTTTATTTTAGTCTATTTTTACACCAAATGATACTGAAATGATAACAAAAATAAACAACAATTTTAATCAGTAAGAATACTATTAATTTTAGTAAAGTCAACAAACCTACTATTATTGACATTAACCCCATCAAAGTTACCCTGACCATCTTGATGCCACCACAATTTTAAAGGATCCTCCTGACCATCAAAATAAACCTCACAACCATCCAGATAAGCTTTTAGTTCAGTAATGCTAACTCCAAGACCAATTGATCCCAACACTTGAGACTCATTTATATCTATTGATCTATACATATAACATTGTGTCACTTCTATATCAGCATCAGAGTTATTAATTATTCTTATGACACCACCAACTAAATCACGAGAAGGCATTCCAAATTCATAAGAATAATTTATTTTATGGTTGACACTATCATAATCAGATGTTAATTTATTTATACTTGTAGATCTATAGGCGTAACTAAGAGACTCATTACTAACACTATATGAACTATTAAACTCACAACTAATCAAATTAGAGTAATTATTATCTTCAGAAAGATCTCCATTAATCTCAATAGAGACCTTTCTAAAATTACTCTGTTTTAATCCAGAGGCAAATGTATCTAATTGTACACCAGCATATCCACCAGGATGAATTATTATACTACTGTTATTAACAATCTCTGCATTTTCTAATATGTTCCAACGATATAAACCATAAAGAACACTCTTATTATAATATTCAGCACCCATATTAATTACTAGCCTCCACAACCCTAATTAATGTCATACTAACATCATAAGACTCATTAAATGATAAGCTCATTTCAATTATTTTATATGTACCATCATACATAGTACCAGTCTGGTTTATAACAACCTTGTCACCAACATATAATTTAGGAGTATATGGAATACCCTTGATACTATATTTTCTACTAAGCTGTACTATACTATTTTTAAGATTGTTCATTAGTATAGAAGCATTCTCACTTGTCATTAATTGATTGGAGTCAAATTCAAAGACTCTACCACCAATATTTGTTCCAGTCTCAATAACAGAATGTACAGAAGAAGAAACACTCTCAATATAATGACCATATATTTCTACATCAGCCTCCATATTGGTCTCTTCTAGGTTACTTATGCTTAACTCCATACCATTACTGTATGCATTATAAACAATTCCACCAATACCAGCATCAGTATTTATATTTACACAGTCAATACTAATAACATTATGACTAAAGGTTATATCACTTAATGTATTTAATCCAGGTATTAATGTATGACTTCCTTTATATATCTGACCAGAAACCACACTATTTGTACTTAAATAATAAACCTTGATTTCATTATAATCTACAACAGATGTATTTTTATTATTTATAGCACCCAAATCAGCATCATTAAGCCAAATTTCATTATGCCCAGATGTAAAACCAAGTAATGATACTAATTTAATAACACCAGACCTATCTACTATAAACCTACCAAGCATAAGCTGGCACATATTATTTAGGAAGTCTCTAACCTTATCACATTTAGCTCCATAGGAAACCATTCTGTCTAAAGTTCTATCAAGGTTATATTGACTAGTATTTAAGCCTATAGCTGCAAATACCTTGTCAATTAAATTACAAGCAAGTATATTATTAGAAATATCAATGTTAGGCATATCTATATTGCCTATTGTATTTAATATGTCCTCACAATTTATACAAGCTACATCATTAAACCCATCACTAAACCCACAAGACCAACTTGTAGTATACCATACACCATAAGGCTCATAATTTACATCATCATAGCTTATAAATAACTCAACTTTAACACCATTTTTAATATGATTATAATAAGGACTTGAGCTATTACCAGGAGATAATCTATTAAGCTTATCCATTATATTTAGGCTTAAGCTATTAGACTCATTAACACCAAGAGGATTAACATTACTATTACCCTCAGCTAAATCTAAATCAGCTGATATTAATATACAATCATTGTAATCATAATTATATACAGTATAAACTAAGTCCGCATCAAATGTTATTACAGCCTTTAATTTTTCACAAGCCCAAAACTTATTATTTAAAACCATAACATTAAACCTCTACAGCCTGATTGTTATTAGATGATACAGGATTATTTAATCTATTGCCATCAACTTCAATCCAATGTATCTCACCTGAAAAGTATTTGACACTTCCATCACCAATACCAAGTAAACTATTAAAGCTTGTTGGAGTTCCAAGATAATACTTACCCTTAATAAAGCCAACACCAGGAAAATAAGAATTTATATAGAAAAATCTATTTTTATACTGTGTTATTTTATTCCTAATAAGATTACCATATAAACTATTCATATCATCTTCTGATATAACATCAAACTTCCAGATAATTTTAGTTTTTAAGTTTACAGGAATATCAATAAACTCACCCCACATGTTATTCCAAGATTTTGAGACTAAATTATCACTAGGAGTTACACTGGTAGGATAGCAGGGAATCTCTTGAGGATCCCCGCTATCATTAATGTGTTTAATTGTATACTTATGAACATTACTTACTTCCATAGTTCAAATTACCCCTCCTCTGATTTTGTATAGCTATAACTTCAGAAATCTTACGACCAACTCTATCCCACTGAGCATCATTATCAGCTAAATTTAAACCACTCAAGTTCACATTGACAGTAATGTTAGAACTTCCAGCACCATCATCACCACCAAGAGCTTGTTTCATAGCATTACCAAGATAATCTATACCTTGTTGAGACTCTAAAGGAATAACAGCTTCAGCACGGTCACCCTCAAATGCATGAATCATACTCTCTTTAGTTCCAATTCCACCAGAGGCAAAACCAGAAGCCTTAGCTCCAAAAGAATCAGCTATTAGTTCAGCAGTTAGCTTATTTTTAGCAAAATAATGTTCTAATAGTTCACTTCTGCTTATTATATCTGCACTTGTACCAGCACTGGCACTTGATAAACCAGCACCAGCTAAACCAGTTAAACCACCAACAGCTGCAGCTCCACCAGTGGCAAGACCAACACCAACAGTTAAAGCTTTTAAATTTTTATCTAAAGTTGTACCATATAAGTAGGCCCCTTTATATGTTTCAAGCTTCTGATTTGTATTATTATTTTTATTTTTATATTCATTTATAGCATTTAATACATTATTAGATGCACTAAACCCACCAGCACTTGCATTAACATCAGCACCAAAGTTCTTAATACTATTAGAACTGCTTGTAGCAGACTTATATGATTTATTAGCCAAACTTGAAGTAATTGGATGTAATGCCTGATTAAGTATATCTTCTTTAGATCTATTTAATATTTTACTTGCATTACCTGCCTGCATAGCAGATTCATTCATTGAAGTCTGAGTATACTTTTCATTATAAGAGCTACTTGATACTTTATATTGTTCAAGTTCTTTAGCTAAGTGTAATGCTTCTCTTAACTGATCTAAACCAGTTACCTTAAACACAGTATTGGCTACATAAGTACCAGCAACAGCTTGGAGTGAAGCATAGGCATTATCTACAAGCTCCTGGCCTTGAACATTTAATCCAAGTTCAGATTGCCAACTTTTTCCAGTGATATTTTCTAATAATCCTAGTATACTCTGAGCAACAGCTAAAGCAGGACATATTAATGTAAGAGTAGTACTCCAAGGAACTGTCACAGCCTCTAAATTACTCTGCAATTTAGCCACAGCAGCAGCTCCATTTACATTAGCATTGACATCCACATCAACACTGCTTGGTATTAAACCAAAGGCTGATATAATATCAGCAATAGGAGGATTGACTATAGGATTAATAGGTACATCTATAGGATCTGGAGTATTTTTAGGCTTACCTATTATAGGATTAATTGTAGGATTAAGACTATCTTCAAGTTCACGTCCAATCTCAGCAGTACCAAGGTCAGGTATAGTTGGGTCAAAAGCATTAAGCTGAATAACTTCATCAAACGAAAACAGCTTATTTTTAGTCTGATCTATAATCATACCATACTGTTTCCAGTTTTTAATATTCTGACTCATACCAGAGTCACTGTCTCTATTCATCTCCTCCTGAACAAGCTGAAATCTATAGTATTGTTTCATAGCTTCAGATATCTCAACATTGACTATATCAATACCCTTTGATGCCATGTAACCAGACAGAGTTAAGTCATCAACAACAACACCATAGTTTTTAGCTGCATCACTACCGTTCAACCAAGCATCAGCTAAATTTTTAGACATTTGTTCAACAGTATCACCAAACTTCTCATTATACTGTTCAGCTAATTTATAAGTGTCTCTAGCTAATACATTAGCAGATCCAATATTAAACCCAGACTGTTGAGCACTAGCAGAAATAGAACCCTGGGTATTAACTCTTTTAACATCACTTTCTTTAGTGCTTAATCCTAAACCCTCAGTTAAATTTAATAATAAACCAGCAAGTCCATCAAATATAGGCACTAATCTATAGGATATAAGGTCAGCTAAATTTTCAAATGCATTAGTTATTTTTATTTGTTTATTATGAGCACTCAAAGCTACTTTAGAATTTTTATCTAGGCTCTGGTTCATAACTAACAAAGATTTAGCTACTTGAGATTGCCTATCAGCGGCTATTTTAGAAGCCACACCAAGAGCAGCAATAGCTGCACCAGCTGCAACAACTATACCAGCCACAGCAGTTAAACCAGCTGCACCAGCTGCACTGGCTGTCTCAGCTGCACCAGCAGCTACAGAACTATTAGTCGCTGTAGCAGCTAATTTTTTAGCTTGACTATATTTTAAACCCATCTGAATAGCCTTAGATGCATTGCCTCCAAGTGAAAGAGCACTTTTAGCTGCACTACCAGCATTTTGTAAAATAACAGATGTACCATTTTTAGAAGCTCCACCAATAACAGCACTAGCTAATGCACTAAGTTTATGAGTTAGCTCTTTCTGCAATACATCAGTACTTTTGATTATTTCAATATTTAAGTCCTTAAACTGACCCTCAATGATTTTTTTATTTTTAGCCCTTGTTTTATTAGCATCAGAGGTATCATTAGAAGATCCTCTATTAGTATTATTAGAGGATCCACCAGAACCCTTTGATGTTCTACCCTTACCACCTCCAAGATCCAAAGATAATTTATTTCCTTTAGTAAGGGTAATTAATTGTCTCAACTCAGTATTTAATGCCTTGAAGTTATCTTTATAGTCTACTAACTTTTTATTATTAGACTCTATTGCTCGACCCATAACATTCAATGCACTATTATATTTTCCGAGCATCTTCAGGTCATTTTCTACACCATTTGATTTAATAGGGTCTCTTTTTGCCATTTCAATGCCTCCAATCTATTTAATCTATTAGACCCTTACGCTTTAGGGTCTCTAATATTTTTTCTTGTCTAGTTTTAGGTCTCAATCTTATATCACTGATTGGCTTACTAAATTGACTATCACCCCAAACAGCTTGAGCTATTTTACTAGCTAAAATATGACCAACATGAGCCATATCATTCATATTGTTCTCTCTTTTAATTAAATAGCCATAAACACAGTTATTATAATATCTTATGTCTCTATCTAATAAATCTGTATAACTTATTCCTATATAAACACAGGAGGATTGGATGTTATCCAATTCCTCCATGCTCTTTTTAAGGTCATCATGTAACTCTTCTATTACATCAGAGCCTTTATCTGATTTAGTCTTGTCTCTGCGTCCACCGCTATGAGCCTTGAATAGGTCTCTGGCTGTATTTTTTGACTGCCTATTGCTGATAACAGACTCACGTCTGTCTCCCCCATAAAAAAATGCTTGTTCTCCATGATATTAATAATTATAATATGGAGAACACCAATAAACCCAACTTTCTCTCTCCAAGAGTCTAATATATCATAAGCATTATCTTCAAGCTCATCTATTTTACTCTGATTATCCTTATTTATAAGACCAGCCATTATTAAATATCTACAAGCTAACTCTACATTATATTGAGGCTTTCCATCAATCTCAAATAAACAAGCTCTTAACTGATTGAGAGTAACTTTTTTATTATATGTTAAAAGTTCAATACTTCTAAAAGTCCAATTTAAACCCAAACTATTTACAATGTCTACAGCTTTATTAAAAGCTTCTATATCAGCTTCACTAGCTTCAACATTGATACTATTTTCAACATCATTTGTCTCAACTTCTTTATTTAATGTCTCTTCTTTATTTTCTAATGCACTCATACTATTTAATCCTTTCAAAATAAATAAGGAGAGACTATTAATAAATATAAAAATTTATTAAAGTCCCTCCTCTCTTAATTAAACAAATTTAAACAAAACAATCAACCCTGAGGCTGTGCAAAAGTCCAAGACTCTGGAGTAGAACCAGCTGCAGGAGTATGTGTAACAACAACAGGTACAGGTGCACCAAATGGAGTTACATCAAAGGAATACTCCTGACCAACTTCAGTATCTTTCTTGCCTGGAGCCCACTTAAGAGGTAATACAGAATAAACAGTACCCTCATAAGTATTATTGCCACGAGGAATAACCTCAACGATATACTTTTTAGCAGTACTACCACCAGCAGCTACACTATTTAAGAACCAATGCTTAAGCATTGTATATGCATCAGTACCAGCCACACCAGTATAAGCATTACCCTCACCAGTTCTAACCATTTCAAATGTAGCATCAGCCTGACTCTGACCAAGAGGAACTACTACATCCCAGCCATCACCATTAAGGGTCTTGTACTTCTTCATATCCTTGGTAAACTCACCTAAAGTACAACTAAGAACATCATTGAGTTCATTAGTACCAGATGTTGGAAGGGTACCCTCAGTATAGTCCTCCAGGAAGTATCTAACACCAAAGTTAGATAAAGCAGAATAAACAGCCATAAAATTAAACCTCCTCAATTTTATATGTAATCTTAAAATTTATAGAATATTGAGAGATACCCTGCTCATTCTTACCCAAAGGAAGAATATCACTCAATAAACTAACACTACTTATTACAACATTACAAACACCATCCAAGTTAGGTGCTGTCTCATAATGCCCATTTACTAATCTAACAGGCAAGGAACCCATAGTTAGGATGTGGTTACTATAAGGAATTAAGTTATATTTTAATTCATTACAGAGACACAGACCATCCATCAGCTCGTCTTTAGTTAACCCTGCATTTATATTAAATGTAACTCTGTTCTCTACATTTATATACTGTCCAGATGCAAGGTCTCTATACTTGGATAATACTGAACCCCTCACATAACACCCAACAGCCTTAGGTGCTTTAATATCAATATCATTGAAGGACATTTTATAACCCAGATCCTTCATGGTATCCTTGAATATCTCTTTTAATGTAAGATATAAAATGTATTGTTCCATGTCAATCTCCTTTAATTAATTAAACACTCTCTACTATTATTTGGACTATTTATTCTAACCCCATGAGTTTTCTAAGTTCATAAGCAGACATGTCAGTTTCACTTATGTCATCTTCATCATCAAATACATCATCCAAATCATAGTATTCATCATCCTCTATATCTATATCTTCTGACACATTAGAGATTGATTCATGGTCAATATTATTTTCTACATAGCTTCTATTATTAAATAAGTTACTATTCTTAAACCCATAATAGCTTGAAGGATAGTTACTAATAACAACAGCTACCTCATCTTGGGAATAAAGCATATCTATTGATACAATTATATTATGACTGTTCCAACTATCTTTATTTATGTTAATTATATCAACAGCTGCATCCTCCAAAAATTTAGCCCTTGTAGGAGCTATATGACTTAAATGTAAAAGCTCATGTACAAACAATACATACTCTGTACTATAACTAATTTTATAAGCCTCACCACCAGCAATACTTTGTATTTTAGAGCTCTTCTTAAGCCTACCAGTATCTATAGGACAATAATATAAACTCTTAGTATATATCTGCATAGCAATACTTCTTATTGTACCAGTGTATTTTTTAGAAGTTCTGGCTTTTGAGGAAGGTTCATATTCTACTAAACCACGATTTTCTTTAAGGAAATCAATAGATGTATATTTAGCTTTATTGTCTCTATTTTCCTTTCTATGTTCTTCTTTAAATTTAGTATAAAATGATTTAAACCCCTCACTATTTTTTAAGGCATCCATTTGCATGCCCTTGACTAAATTTACAAAATAGTCTTCGTTTATATGAATGTTCATAATTAATTCCAAGTTATAACATCAAACAATACTGTACTTCCATCAAACTCTGGTATATTATTGACAACCTGGACTGTCTGACCATTTACTATATCGCCAACAGCTATAGGACTAGCAAATAAATAATGCTTCCCATCAACAAAAGCCAATCCCTCAGACTGCCTATTATATCTGACATCACCATAGTAAAAGCATTTAACTGTCTCTTCAGGTCCCCATTCTAATGTTAATGTATCCTCATCAACACCAACACGTCTCTTTACTATACAGGTGTTAGTCATATAATCAGTATAAACCATACAGGAACCCCCATAAACATAAATCTCAATTTTTATAAATACAACCAAACATATATTCTATTTTATTTTCTTCTATATTTAATCTTAATTTTTGGAACTTTGAGAGATCCACCAATTTTTCACCAATGAACCCCTCAAATGCTTCAAAATTTTTATTAAGACAATAGGTTGAAAATTTTAACCTCCAACTATAAATCAACAATTTTAATTTTAATTTTGTTTATTTTTACTATTGGAGATACTCTTAAGATATACTTCATCGTCATAACCACTTAAATTTACTGATTCATCTTTAAGACTATCCTTAAGAACCACAACAGCCCATTCAATTATATTAGATAAGTCTTTTTCAGTAAACATCCACCTCAACCCAGGAGGTACTTTACTATAAATCCAAGACACTACAGTAGCCTTCTTAAGCTCACCTGTACCAGAACCAAGATACTTCTCAGCCTTAATAACAAGCCCCAGGATAACCTGCTTAATAATAGGCTTATTTATATGTCTCAGAAATAAAATTAAACCCATAAAAGCTATTGCAATAGCTAAAATTAAAAGTATAAATTGTAAATAAGTCTCCATATATGCACTCCTACTTATTTAAAACCTAACCTACTCATTACATAGGCTACTAAAATAACACCAACAGCACAAAGAAGCCATTTCAAAATAGCATAGGCTCTTTTGTCAGTACTATTTTCAACCTCACTGACTTTCTTTGTTAAGGTGTCAAAGTTTTCTTTATAACCAGACATCTTTTCTTTAATATGACCAACATCAGATTTAATTAGGTCAATAGACCTATTATTCTGGATCATATCTTCTCTAATCTTGACTAACTCTTCTTGATAGTCTACGATTTTAGCATTAGTTTGAGTTAGAAGAGCTATGCTTGTTTTTATATCAGATATGTCTCCTCTCATTTTATCAAAGCCCTCTTCAACACGTGTAAGTCTATCCTGTTCCATCAAATAATACTCTCCCTACATTAAGCTATATTAAATTGTCGCTCTACTGTCACAAAGCCAATCTACTAATAGGCTGTAAACCTTATCAGTATATATGCCCCGCAAAGCATTTTTAGTGTATCTATTATTAGTATTATAAGTCTCTGCAATAGGACCAGCCTTTTTACTTGTAAGACCCTGCATATTCACACCAGCTTGTTTGGTCACAGCCTCGCCCAAATAACAAGCCCACAGAGCATTTTCTACTTGAGCTTTCTTAACAGCTAAAAGACCACCATCCTGGTCATCTCTACTATACAAGCTATTGTCATACATTTGACTTACAAACAATGCATATCCTATACCAACTGGATTGCTTACTTTACGAGGGAAAGCTAAATACTGGTTCGCACGAGCCTTAACACCATCGAACTTTAAACAATCTATGGAGGTACATGAGTTTCTTAAAAGGACTTCCTTATCAGAATCACTGAGTGCATTCCATTTCACAAGTATATCACTATTGCTTGTGTAATTTTTAGATGCTATTTCATTAGCCTCATCAAGGGTAACATAGCTCTCTTTATTCAAATCTAATGACATAGCCAACCACCAACTTCCTTATTTTACATCACCATAAATTAAATCCCTTAATTCAAGATCCTCAGAAGAACCAGCAATATCTCTTGAGTCTACAAATACTGGATAGCCATTCTTATTCTTCATGATAACAAATTTATTTTTAAGTCTATCCTGGATCTGATCTTTATCTTCCTCAGCAACAAGAACTCTAACAGGACCATTAGTCATTTTAAGGTACTTCATAAACACAACCTCCAAATTCAATGTTAATGGGGTGGATACTGAGTGCTAAATATCCACCCCTATATGTTTATAAGCCCAATTAAGGGCTTATTCCCAAGTTACACGCTGGTAACTGTTACACTCTTAAGACCAACTACACCATTAGGAGCAGCAGCTATAACAGTGACAGTACCAGCCTCACCTCCAGTAAGAACACCAGCAGATGTTATTGTAGCAGTTCCAGTTCCAGGAGCTACACTCCAAACTATATTGCCAGTCACAGCACCATCAGGAGATGCAGTAGCAGTATAGGTAGTTGTAGCACCAGTTGCAACTGTATCATTACCAGTAACAGTTAAACCAGTTAATGTTGGAGTATCTGAATGAACAACAGCGAAGCAATTTCTACGTCTATTGTCAAAGAGGTCACCACCATAGATTACACGGATGTCATACTCAAAAGCATTAGCCTTCTGATTAATACCAGCAAAACCAATCTCAACATTGCCAAACATTCTGCCATTAAGCTTCTCAAGGTCAACCTGAGTGAAACCAGTTGTAGGCATTGATGCAGGAACAAGGAAGTTATCTACTGTATGTCTGGTATTAGTAAAAGCAGCTATAAACGGAATAGCAAGAAGGTCAATTAATGCAAAGTCTGAATCTGAAGTATCAGCTACATAACCACCATCAGTCTGACCAACAGAAGTACCATCAAGCATAACAATGAGGTTATACATTCTATCATCAGGCATCTGAATTACATAGAAGTTATCAAACTCATTAAGCTCTACATTAACAGAGATCTTGTCATCAGCACCAGCAAGGAGCTTTCCAAGTTCAGTATCAATGTTAACAGAAAGAGTTCTCTTCATAAGAGTACCAGATGCAAGACCATGATACTTAATAATAGCCTTCTGGAAATTCTTATAAACAGAACTTCTCATAAAGAGAACAGACTTTCCATCATAACCACTATTAAAGATGTCATTCTCAAGAGCAAGAACAGTATCAAGTATACCATCAACAGATGTGTCATAAACACTAGACTCTTTAATATTAGCATCAGGAACCTTACTAAAGAACTGAGCAATATTAGCTGCATCAATCTCAGCAGGCATCTGATTATTAAAGAAATCAGAGTTCAGAAGCTCAATGGAAGGTGTCATTCCATTTGCAAAGCTCTGCTGCTCATCCACAGCATCAACTTTAAGGACTTTAGCTCTATCATAAGGAGCTTCATACTCAATCCACTCAATGCCCTTACCAGCACCATAGTCCTGAAGGTAACCCTTGTTCTTGTCATAGGTACCAGCCTTACCAGACTCATACTGTCTAACAGCAGTCTTCTTACCCTTAGGTGTATAAATCTGATTGTCAGGATTATTAAAAATAGATGTTCTGCAGGAAAGGTACAGAGCACTATTCGCTTTCTTAGCGTAAGCTAAGATACCATCATAAACTGTAAAAGCCATAAATTTTAACCTCCACTAAATATTAATCTTTATTATACCACATTATTTTTAATAATGCAAGTTATTTAATCACAAAACCCTTCGTTTTGACTGAAGGTGAAGTCTCAGCATTAGAACCAGAGCTAATACTAAAGGTTGGACTGAATGACTTCTTAACTATTGGCTCATCCTCATTAGTTTTAGGAGCCACATTTACAGAGTCAGCAACTTCCTCAGCTGTACTCTCTTTAACCTCAGGCTCTTTAAACAGACCCTTGTATTTTTCTACAACAGGCTTAAACAACTCTTCAATATCAGAGATGGAACCATCCTCACCAAGAGTAATCTTATCTCGGTCAATCTCACCAAGAATGTTCTCAGTAACAACAGGAGTAAGAGGATTAAGACTTTCTACATAAGCCTTGCAAGCGGTCTCAATTTTATCTGCCTTGGTCTGGGCTTTAAGACCATCAAGTTCAGCCTTGAGATTCTTATTCTCTTCCTGAAGCCTATCATTTTCAGCAAGGATTTCTTTAATGTCATCCTCAGTAACATCCTCTTCGGACTTAAACTGTTCAATGTCAACATCATTAGCCTCAAGTCCTTTACTCTTAAGCCAACGAGTTAAAAATAGTGCACCTTTCTTCATAAGGTTTGTACCTCCACATGATTTATTTACAACACCAGAGTTATTATTACTCGGCATAGTATCCAAATTTTTATTAATTTCTACATCATCATTATTTTTAAGACTATTATAGTATTTAGTCTGAGCATCCTTAAACCCATCACAGGACTTATTTATAACACCAGATTCTCTCTGACAAGGGACAGCCACCAGACTCCACTCAAACACATCATCCACATCTTCAAGACTATTATAGGCTATTTTTCCATCATATGTCTCACCCATAGTATGGCCCTCATCACATACAGCTATATTGTCAGGACCCTTATGGGTAGGCTTGCCACAAATACTACAAACCTCAGATGTACTCTTAAAACTAACGCTAGTCTCTTTTAATAACCCAGAGGAAATTTTATCTATATAGTCTTTAAATTTAGTTAATGTATAAGCCTTACCCAACACATATTTATAAGGCTCACCAAGCTTATTAGTAACGCCGTCCTCCTCAACAACCTCAGTATCATAAAGGCGACTCATCTGCCCATCAGCATCCCAATCATGATTAGTTATGCCAGTTAGGGATTTAGCCTTTTCAGCAAAGTTATTAAGGAACTTGTCTGTCATTTTGTCAAACACCCTGTCCATGTCATTGTCACATAATTTGACTTTAAACACAAACACATCCTCAACGCTTAAAGGATTTATAGTATGTTCATTAATAAGTTTTAAATCAGAATCTCCAGCCATACTCTTATTTATTAATGATTTTGTTTTAATTTTCTCAGGTACCATTGGTCAACCCCCTCAGCTAATTTTTTATTATTTGGATCTACTGTTACTGGAGGAGGATACATTTGACTCTCCCACACAGTATCATCAACACTGACACCATCATTATTAGAATTACTATTAGAACCATCGATGTCATTATTTATACTATTATTAGATATATTTTCGGCATCAAATTTTTCAACCTTAGATTCCTTGGTAATTCCAAGTATCTCATTAGCTTTTTGGATTGCAACTCTATTACTAACGCCATCAAGTTTCATAATAGCATCAGACATTGATATGGTAGGAATTTTACTGTTAAGTCTTAACATAATAGCTTCAGTATATTCTTTAATGTCTTTAGGGAAGCTATCACTCCATTCAAAGTTTAAATCAGAAGGCTCTATGTCCACACCACAACTTAAACATAATCTTAAGACAACCTCAATCATACTTGATTTTAAGCTATTTTGTATACGCAAAGCTTCTATTTTAGTAGGATATAAGGCGGCTTCAATAGATTTAGCTGAGAGGTTGGAGCCCATCTTCTCAATATCAAAGAACACACTACCCAACTTGGTGTCCATACTAATATTTTTAATGGCTCTCTCAAATGCATTTAATGCCTTGTCTATAGGAACATCAGGAACAACATATTCAATCTCAGGAACATAATCATGACTTAAACCATCATCATAACTAACTGTACCTCTATTAAAAAACATTGAACCACCGGTAACATTGTCACGCTTAATACTGCTTCCAGGAACTTTTCTGATCATCTCTCTAAGACGCTCACCCAGACGGAATATATTTTGTAATTCACGTTCAGCAGTAACAATTGATGTACTCCAATCTTCTAACACAGACCTACCATAAACCTCATTACCAATCTTATTATGAGTAAATACTATAATAGGACTTGCATTAGAGCCCTCAACCCAATACTCTTGTTCAAATTCATCCTCATGTTCAGAACCAATACAACCATCAACATAATCAAACACACGCTTAACTATAAGACCATCATAATGGTATTCAATGAACTCAACTTTATTTTTGGATGAGTTTATATTAAATACAACAACAACCTCTACTTCATCAATGTTATTTTTATTTACAAAAAGAACAACATTTTTACTATCAATGTATGTTATATGAGGCTTACCAGTTAAACTCTCTGATATCTTATAAACACTTGTATCCTCCAAAAATGCATTTGTAGCCTCAGTATTTATAAAAGATGTTAAATTAGAACTGTCTATAATTTTAGATACTAATATGTCATACTGGTCATTTCTACAGTCTATAATAGGTAACTTGCCAACAAGGATACCAACCCAAGAATTAATACAATTCTTAAACTGAGGTAAATTAGCCACAAGCTCTCTAATCTGCCAACCAGTAGTTGGGTCAATCTCGGGAAAGATACTTATTAGGCTCTCAAATATCTCTTCAGAGTCATTATAAAACAACATACGAGCAGTTTTTAATTTATCTGCTCGGTTCTTTATACTATAGGTAGGAAACTCGGAACCAGGCTTATATGGGAGCTCACCCTCCCATACATCAACATTATTATTAACAAGACTAAAATTTGACTCTTTGGCATAAGTTATATTACCACCAAGATTACTTATAAGATTACTCATTAGCACCACCTATAACCGAATCAGTATAAACACCATACCTCATTGCATCACAGAAGTCATCATCAATTTTAATGACTTCATCTTTTCCAGAGTTGTTATCTTTAAAACTATATGAATACATTTCATTAATTAAGTTTTCACAAGTATCTAATATAAACAGCCTATCTAATGCAAGCATGTTTCTCACACACCCTATACCATCATTATGACTATTCATAGCATCAATGCTGGACAAATTATTTTTTCTAAGCTCATCTTTTAATGTAGCTGCTGCAGGGTCAACATAAATGCACTTATTGGCACAACCCTGGTCACGGAGGAACTCAATAAAGTCACCAATCTTAATAACTATGTCACTAACAGCTGTACGCTCAAGTTTAAGCTCCTTACTAATTATATATTGACCATTCCAGTTTCTACTGATTAATAATATAGCTGTAGGATGGTCACTACCATAATCCACAGCTATAAAGCTATATTTCATAGCCTTGTAATCAACATCAAGGTCATTATGGCTAACCACATGGACTTTAGGGTTAAACATTGGATAAACCATTTTATCCGCAGCTGCCCATTTACCCTCAACATAACGAGCCATAAAAGATGGATTATTAGCATAAAGCTTTCTTAATCGGTCATACTGTTCTTTAGCACCATCCCAGATAGCATCTTCACAATGCCACTCCACACAATAAAGTATACCATCATCAATATATTTTTTAATAAAATGATTTGGAGCTTCAGGATTGCAACTTCCACAATACCAATGAGTTACTGTACCCTCAGGAATTTTAATATTATCTATAAAAGATACATCATCATCAACTTCTATGTATTCAGCATCATCAGCTATGTCATCAGCACCATCCACATGCACTTCACCACGGAGACGACCAAGAGCATAATCCAAATGCTCCTTTTTACATAAGGTGCACTCATCGTGGAGCATCCCCATTATATCGGATAAACCCTGGAACTTCTCACGACTACTATCATCATTAAACCCTATTATATAAAGGTTTTGACCAAACAACACAGCATCACGGTCTAATCCATCAGAGTGACCTCTATAATACTGGAAGTCATTACCAAATAAATTACTTAATACATTACAAACATTACGCTTAACTGACTGCTGGGTACGTCCAGCTAGTATAAAATTAAGACCAGTAGTGCCTAAATCCTTAAGATCCATACAGTATTTACCAAAGCCAGCACATAAATCAAAGGTCTTACCACATCCAAAAGGACCAGTATGCACCTCCATTTTTCTATGGGCGAAGTTAAATATAACCTCCAAAGCCTTTCTACTGTAAGAACAACGAACCTTATGCATTACTTAATAAACCTCCCAGCCTCCTGGAATATACGTGATATAGTGGAAGCTGTCTGCTTACTAACATTGCCCACACCATCATTCTTGGAAGACTTATTGTTATTACATGTTGACTCTATTTTATTGATTAAATCTAACACGAACTGTCCAGATTTAGCATCAGCTTTTTCTGCAATATGTATAGCCACATTATACAAATGTCCAACAGCCGAATCCATGTTAAAGAAATAAGCCTGCTTAAATTCAGGATAATTAGATTTTAGCCAAGCCTCTAAATGGTCCTCAGTAATGATAGTGTGGATATATGGCTTAAACAAATTAGTAATCTCTGAGACCAACTCACCATCACCCATGCCACGGAGACGACACACACGAACCATATTTAATAAGTATTCATAAACACCAAGATGTATAATCCACTCCAAAGGCTCACATTCAGGACTATATTTAGAAGCTGGCATTTCCACAGTAGATCCATCATCAAAAGTTAATGTATAAGGTTTTGTTAAATTAGGACGTTTAGGAGCCGCCATGCCATCACCCTCCTCCAGGAATAGTTTTATATTTTAAATACACACCCTACTATATTTAAGACTAAACTATAGTATACACCACCATCCATCCTCACCAAACCTCACCATAGGAGCTTATAAACAACACCCTACTAATTTAATTTTTATACTATAGTCCAGCCCACACAAATGCTAATAATATGCACACACAACCACAACCAAATGTTATTAATTTTATATGCACAAGACTAACAAAATACTAACACACCACCAAATATTTATATAATTTTATATTTTTAATTTTAAGACCCTCACCAACGACTATTATTATAACACATAAAAACAAAAACCACAACAACAAAATTAATTTATTTTAATATATAAGACTAAAGGGGCGGGAACCCAAACACATCCAACAAAGCTAACAACATAGTAATAAACCAACACACCAACCGCAAGCCACAAATTGTCCACAAGCCTCCAATCGTCCACAAGCCACACCATCACAACAAGCCACACCATCACAACAAGCCACACCAACCAACACAAGTTACTAATCGCCCAACAGCCACACCAACCAAAACAGATAATCCAACAACACCAGCCACAACAACAACACAAGTCCAACATAATACACAAGTCCAACCACAACAACCAGCACCACCACACATCCCAAAATACACCAACATCCACAAGCCCAACCACAAACCAACATAATAAACTTATATTTTTATTTAGTTAAAATTATAAGACTATATAACATAATGCAAACACCACACAAACACACAGCCCAACACTATTATTAATTTTTATTTTTATTTTTATATTTAGGGGCGGGAACCCAACCACATGCTTAAACTATAATAAACACAAACACACCACAAAATACACAAAGTTCACACCACACCACCACAAGAACAATTATAAATAACTCACAAAACAAAATGACATAAAAAATAACCACACCAAAAGGTATGGCTAAATAATACAAAAATTTTATAATTAAGCTAAAAAATTAAAAAATAGCACCAGGTATTTATAGGTTTGGAAGCGGGTATTTTTGAAAGGAATATAAATTGGAAATGGTGGGATATTTGGAAGACACCAACACAGAGAGGAAAGTTTGGGAAGTTTGGGGAGATTGGGAAGAAGAGGGGAGGAAATAGGAAATGATTGAAAGAAAAATGTTAAAAGGAATGTGGATAAGAGACAAAGATTTTAATTAATTTTTAAAAATTAATAAACATAAGAACAAGAAAAAGCCCCTCCAAGAGGGGCTAAAAGGAGAATATATATTTGACAACCCAAAAGGGTTATGAATCTTAATCATTATTTGTTAAAGCCACAGCAAAGTAACTGTTATACTCACTTAGAGTCATGGCTAAAGCTACTGTTGGAGCATCTGTCTCCAACTGGTCATAGGCATCTATATCATTATCAACTGCATCTACATCGCTACTATCAGCCCAATCAGGAATATCTACATTCCTTTTAAGCTCATATTTAATCATAAGGTATCCACGTAAAGATGTTGGTTTAAACTCAACATCTTTAGATTTATTTCTAAGATCGTCTAAAGATGATGATTTTAAAATATTAGTATAAATATTTATTGCGTCCAAGTATTTATACTCTTCAGCTATCTTATTATTAAGATTGTTTATTTGATCTTCCATATTATTTATTGATCTTTTTACACTATTAATGCCTTTCATAATAGAGCCCTCCTCTAGGCTAATAATATATTAAAGTTATTTTGTTAGGCGGGGCCTAATTAAAGGCCCCAGCCTCCCTCAATATAGTATATTTTATAAGCATCAATATATACTCGGTCAAGACCAAGTATATCCATATATATGTCATTATCAGGAGCACTAGCAATAAGCTCACCATCCCTGGATATACCTCGTATATTTTTATTTTTATCAAGGAACAAGTAACCATCATCCTCCAGATCATAGTATAAATAAACATCATCCTCGTTTAGCATATTTAATATATGATCAGGTACTTTATTAAAGTTATGAGCCAGAGAATTAAGTTTATTAATATAATCACCCATGATTGCATCCACATTAGTTTTTGTTGAATTGTTTAAATTGTTGTTCATAATGAACCTCCGTTTTTAAAATGTTTTATTTTTTTTATTTTTTATTTTTATACTATTATTATATATTATATTTTTTAATTTTGCAACCCCCAAAATAAAAATTTTTATATTTTTTATTTTGGAAATTTTTTAATCACCCCCATCAACTTCTTATACTATTATTATACACCATCCAACCAAATCTGCAACCACCGGAACAAAAATAATCCAACAAATTTTTAAAAATTATAACATCACCAAAACACACCAAAATCAACATATTTTTATACAAAAATAAAAACCAGGGTATAAACCCTGGCTAATAATTAAACTTAGGATTGTTAGCATCATCACTACAAGCATCATCAAATGTCCAACCATGAACATCATAAGCTTGAATAACAACACTTAAGACATCCAAGTTATGCAATAATAAATAGTATTTTTTGGAGGCTTCATAATAACCACCATGATAAATACTATTAATCTCACGTAAATGAGATAAGAGCATCTGCACAGAAAATGTTATACTTTCTATACACTTTTGTAACTCGGGAACACATATGCTCCGCTTACTGTTAAGTTTGATATAGTAATCAAACCCCACAGGATACTCAAGACTAAATTGTTTATATATATCCTCAAAGTCTTTATTAAAAATTTTAAGAACCTCTTTAATAAAAGGTTCATCCTTATGAGCCTTAAGCCAAGCTATTAAACAGCTAGCTTCGTTAATAGTATTATCAAGATATCCAATCACCTCCCGAGACTTAATCTTAAACCCCAACTCATCACAAGGCTTATTTTTATAACAAGCCTTAATACTAGCACCACCATCCCTCATATGATTACCTCCCAACACCATACAGAGTTTTATCTAAGAAAAAGAATATACTACTTGTCAACCCCTCCAAATTATCAAGTATATCTAAATATCTAAGTCTAACTTCTTTATTATATAAGATGTCAGACAGCTCACCCAGAACCTCACCCAAGTTATTATAAACCTTAGTGTCACCAAAACCCTGGGTCTCTGCAACAGCCTCAGCTATATAAGCATCAGGGTCATAGAATAAGCCAACCAACTTCATTATATGATCATTCAACCCAACGTTTTTTATATTACTATTATTATAGTTAATAACAGCAAGAAGCCCTCCCTTATTGTTATTAAATATACTGTACAGCTCAGAATATTTATTTCTAAGCCTATCCATTTTATTTTTCTTATACTCACTAATGTTAATAATAATCATAATCTCCTCCAAAGCTTATTTGACTTCTATGATATCTATATTATTAAAGGTTAATATATTATATAAACCCTCAATATACTGAATAAATATATCCAACTCGGGACCCATCAGAACACCAGAAGGTCCAACCAATTCAACACCAGCATTAATGCAATACTTAAATGCTGATGGTTTAATCTTAAATGATTGAAGGGAATTTTTAAAGTATTTTTCTGGTTCATAGAATTTATTTATAAACCCCTCCAAACCAACTGTATTATAATCAACACCACTATGTATAGCTAACCCCATGGCAGTATATATAACTAATTTATACTGCCCCAACCATTTATATATAGGCTTATGTTTATAAATATTGCCAACCCTAACAGCCTCAGATACATTTGGAAATACAGGCTTCTTAAATGGATAATTTTTTATCCAAGAAGACTCTACTATAGACTTACGCATCCTTATAACCTCCCAGATCATCATAAACCCAAACCGTCACTGTTTTTTATAAAAGCTTGGGCTTTTTCTTTAGTCCAACCCAGCTTAATAAGACTATTAACATCATCACTAGCATCCTCACCATCCACAAGCTCATCATAGAAACCATCAGAGTTTCTATCATAAACATCAGGTTCATGTTCAAAAACAAGCCTATTAAACATAATTATTAATCCTCCCCGTAAATTATACTAATGCAAAGTTTAAATGTAACAGCTAATCCAACAACAGATATAGTTACAAGGGCTATGCCCATCATAAGATGGGCAGTAGCTGCATAATCATTAAGAATATTAATCATAATTAAGCCTCCTTCCAAAGCTTCTCTAAATAAGCTATAAACCGAACAGGATTTATAACATCCCGGATAGGTCTATTGCCTAATACTATGCCCTCAGCATCAAGATAATTATAAATATCCTGGATACTAAGCTTAAACCTAAGGATATTCCTATTAGGTATAACCCAAGAATTCTTAGTTCTAACCCATACCTCAGGTGTATGATCTTTATCTACAAGCCACTCTGGTTTATTATTACTAATAATATCTACACATCTACTGTGTAACAAATTTTCAGTGTTTGTAACCATTTCGAGGTTACCAACAGTATTTTCTGTTCCGCAATTATTAAGATGATTGGGAACTAAACCACAAAGAGGACACTTTAATTTATTTCTTAATTTAATTAATTCAGGTGCATTGGCTAATACACCAAGGACTTTATGTAAACCAATCTGACGAGTTTTTCCACCGATGACTATACTTATAAAATAGTAAGGACGACCCGCCACGCCATCCTTGCCTCCAGCTGCTGACAAACTGGCTATCCTTATAGGGTCAGTTGCACCACTAGGATACTTATTGATGTATTGACAAACACCATTGTACTTGTTAAATCTCCAAGTCTTGGTTATATTTGAAGCCCTCACACCATCAGCATGGGTATTTATATAAAACCAATCCTCATCCTCCTGGAGACTCTCAATACATAAGTCTAATAATGAGTTAAGAATGTAATCATCCCCAGACAAGTATTTAGGATAATGACTAAAGTCCTCTCCAAGGTATTTATAACTATTAGGGTCAGTTCCACGACGACCCTCAACAAGCTGATAGTTATTATAATTAAAAACAAAGTCATTCATATTATTAAGCTCCTCTCTTAAATTATTATTTATATTATTTATTATATGAGTGTCTCTAAACCAAGCATAAGCCATCAGACCAAACAGGTAAATAAACATACAGGTTACATAATCACTATTATTATAATTATTTATTAAATTATGATCCTTTATAGCCTGAGTTACAAGTATGTTAAGAACTTGTTCATTGGATGCACCATCCAAGTTATTAAGGTTCATAGGACCATAACAATCTGCATTCTCCATAACACCAAGAGCACACAGTTTTAAGTCTCTGCCATCAAACCCACCATTATTATAAAGCTCTTCACTATAATAATGATCCAACCCAAGCTCGTCCTCAATAGACTTGAGAGACTCAAAAGTACTATATTTTAAGAAATCTGCCTCCTCCATAGAATTAATGCACATCATAAGGATTAAATGAGAATCAAATTCAAACTTCATAAACATAACCTCCAACAAATTTTTTTAATATTTTTTATTTATAATTATATTATACACCATCCTCCAAATTTGGCAACCCCCAAAATTATATTTAATTATAAAATAATTATAAACTTCAACCTCCCCAAAATTATATTTTATATAAACACAACACACATATAGGATTAATTTATGGTCAATTTTATATTTATATAAGACTACATATATGTTCAATACATATTTTATATAATGATACCAACTATGATACTATATTATTTTAATGACTATAATAATTTA